GCTTGGTTTGGAACAAAACAAGTCTAGGGGTAAACAACAACCACAGTATGGCCGACACTCAAAACCGAGCAACAGCAGACAGACAACGTGTTGCTCGACCCCAACGAGGTGCATGGTGCTTCACTATCAACAACCCGTCAACAACATGGAACTCACCCGCCGACTTCATGGCGGATGTCCATGGCCACCCTACCCATAAAGTAAGATACCTGGTGTTCCAACTAGAGAAGGGCGACAATGGTACTCTACACTGGCAAGGCTACGTTGAGTTCATGCGATCGGTTCGTTTCGGGATTGTACAAGTTCTAATGAAAGGCAAAGCTCACCTCGAACCGAGAAGAGGGACCAGGTCACAAGCACGAATGTATTGCATGAAGACCGACTCACGTGAGGATGGACCATGGGAAGTGGGTGATTGGAGATCTGGTGGCCAAGGAACACGAAACGACCTAGTTGCGGTAGCAGACGAGATCGAACGAGGTGCAACAGAGGCTACTATTGCCTCGCATTTTCCTGTCTGTTACATCAAGTATCATTCTGGTTTGAACAAGCTTATCTGTCTAAACGTGAAAGAGAGGACCGAACCACCAACGGTTATCCTATGCTATGGCCCCACAGGAACTGGTAAAACCAAGTATTGTTACGACACCTGGCCAGAACTCTACAGGAAACCCTGTGAAAGTAGATGGTTTGACAAGTATCAGTCGCAACAAGTACTATTGATTGATGATTTTGGTGGTCGTGCCTCGAAGATGTCACTGCTTTACCTATTGCAACTGCTCGACAGGTACCCAATCATTGTGGAAGCCAAAGGCAGGTACATATCAATGCAAGCAACAACAATAGTCATCACCACAAACAGCCACCCACGCCTCTGGTATGACTACAGTAGACGAGAAGAATCCTACCGAGCACTCGCACGTAGAGTACACCTAGTATACTATTTCAAGAAATTTGGAGATTCCCACCTGTGTATCAGCAACAGCAGCTTTTTCAGTGACTGGTCCGAGTATTGTGATGAAGACACTGTCTTTACTCAAGTAACAAGACCCAACACCCCTGTAAACAGTGATAGTGAGGAAGAAACTACAATTGAAATGAGTATTTCTTCCAGTGAATCCGAGAATCTGATGAGTGGTAGTAGAGAGGACAGTAGTGATAGCAGTGATAGCAGTACAGAGAGCGCAGATGATAGTGTCACTGACGACGAATGGTAATTTTAGTAATTTTGTAAAAAACATAATTACAAAAATTACAATGTTACAGCGAATACCTGTTTAATAAAAAACTTGTTACGGCTAAATCCTGTTTTGTCAAAATTATATTATGGTAGAACTCGTTTCTACCAAAACTAAGTTGAGTTGTTGTCTACAGTAATAGGAGTAAACCGGGTTACAACAAAACCCGTTTTTACCATAACACAATGGCTCTGAGACGAATTGAACAGAAGAACCGAGTACTGTCATGTAGCTTCGTTGCTGACGAACAGAAGAATCAAACCTTGTTTACGACCACCTTTCCTGTAACATTGTCAAATTTCCGTTGGGTCATACAAAGTAGAGTGTCATCAGCAGGCATGCGTAACAGATACTGGGCTGTGTTAGTAGTAACCCCTGATGGTGAGACTACAAACAACATTGCTACTACAGACGGTGAACCACTGTACTCCCCAGAAAGGAATGTTATCCTCATAGACATGCGCAACGGTCACACAGGAACAGGCCCTGTAGATCATGTGACCATACCTATTGATGGAACTAGTCAAGTGAGTGTAGAAATGAAGCAGGGTGATCTCCTGGTGCTTGTGATCAAAAATGCAGACGCAGGTGACGTAATAGACAGTCTCAGAGCATTGGTGATGTTTGATGTAAATGCGTAATAAAGTAGTACACGTAAAATTCTATTAGTGACTACTGTGCACACAACTACTTCTGTTTGAGGAGTAAGGGAGGGGCTGCCGCTTAGGCAGCTAGCCGAAGGCTACCCCGACCATGGTGCGACGAGTCACCCAACAAAAGGTGCTCGTGACATCCGTTGCATAACAAATCAAGAACTCAACTACTCTAAATACAGAAAGTTGTTTCAATTTCTAGAATTTATTCTCATAACCTAAGTTTTACAGAAGAACTGAACTATTCCTCGAACTATGCCAGCAGTACCGTTAATTCCCAAACTTGTAAAAATCAATTGATCTCCTTGCTTTAGTTTCCTCATTGTCTTCGAGGTTCCTGCTGTCATAGTGGTGATACGACCACCAGCATCAGCATCATCTGCACTGATAATCCCGAAAGCCAAGACATTCTGTTCAGGAGTGTAAAAGTCACCTGTATCACTAGTAGAAGGTGCGTTAACCGACTCTCCATCATGGACGACAACAATCGCCCAGTACATGTGTTCCGAATCAGTTGTTAGAGCATTCTGCAACGAGATCGACCAACGCAAACCAGCAACAGTACAAGGGAAAGTGGTCGTTTTGAGGACAGTAGACCTTTGGGTCGTACCAGCATTCGTTATTGTTATATTCTTAAGTTCTTTGTCAACGGCTCGTCTGGCAGCTCGTCTGGGTGCGGCGACTCTTCTTCTTTTCGACATTGTGTACCTTGATAAGAAAAGTAACTACGTTTGCCGGATTCAGCATCCGCCTTAACTGTGGGCGGGGGTGGTGGTCTAGTATTACCCACCACCTCCGCCCTAGCCCTGGGTAAAACTACGTTACAATAGATTTCATTGAAAACTAGCTTGGTTTGGAACAAAACAAGTCTAGGGGTAAACAACAACCACAGTATGGCCGACACTCAAAACCGAGCAACAGCAGACAGACAACGTGTTGCTCGACCCCAACGAGGTGCATGGTGCTTCACTATCAACAACCCGTCAACAA